TTGACCTCCGACGCGCCGCAGGGCGTAGGCCGTTTTTCGATGGGCCGCATTTCGAGTTGCGATAAATGGTAACGAGAGCCGAAGCACAAGCGGCTCTCGACGCCGCTGAAGGGAATAAGACCGAAGCCGCGCGCGCTTTGGGCATTCCCAGAAAGACGTTCAGCGATCAGCTAGAGCGTGAGAACATTGTCCACAGAGGGCAAGATGTTCTTATTCAAAAATGGGCAGATGAGTTCGGCGTGCCGCTCGACGACATAAGTGCGTACTGGCACAAATCGGATGAGTACAGCGTTCTCGTCAGACCAAGGTCATCAGGGCAGCCGACATATCTCGACCTGCGGGATGAGATCATCGCAGAAATGCAGAAATATGCTCCGCAGTATGACCCGATTGAGTATGACCCAGCCGCCGAGAACCTGCTAGTGATCGACCCGGCAGACGTTCATTTCGGCAAGCTGGCAGAAGCATCAGAAACCGGCAACGACTATGACCTTGACGTGGCCGCAGCTTATCTGAGGGAGGGCGTCAGGAGGCTACTTGCTAAGGCGCAGGCTCACGGCATCGCCAAGATCTTGTTTGTTCTCGGCAACGATATCCTCCATGTGGACAACCCCCGGAGGACGACGACAAGCGGCACTCCACAGGACACGGCGGGAAGCTGGCACAGAGCATACCAAGTCGCCAAGCACGGCCTCATTGGGGCCATAGAGGCTTGCGCTGCGGTCGCCCCCGTCCATCTGGTTCATTGCCCAAGCAATCACGACTTTATGTCGGGCTACCTTTTGAGCGATTCAATTGTTAGTTGGTTCGCCAAACACCCAAACGTGGAGGCCAACCCGCGTTCAGTTGATATGCGCCACCGCAAGTACGTTCAGTTTGGCAGCAACTTGCTCTGCTTTACGCATGGCGATGGGGCCAAAGAAAAAGACCTGCACAGCCTTGCACTCACTGAGGCACGGACGGCATTCAGCGAGTGCGATAGGGTTTATTGGCACTGTCATCACGTTCACCACAAGATCAGGAAGCTGAATGGAGTTGAGGTTGAGAAGGATCATATCGGAGCCACAGTGATACACGCAGCGCCAATCTCTGACGTCACGGACAAATGTGTGATAGAGTACATCAGGTCGGCCTCAGCTTCTGATGGCTGGCATCATCGAAACGGCTACGTCGGCGCAGTCCAAGCCGTCGAAGCCTTTGTCTACAGCCCGCGCTCACAAATTGCGAGGTTTACGCACGAGTTTTGAGAGGTCGAGACATGTTCTTTCCCGCCGCATTGATTTGCTTAAACAGCATCTGCATCACAGTCGTTGGTCCATCGTTCTCGACGCACGACGGCTGCATGGATCATCTATACAGCACCGGAATTAACATCGTGGCCAACCGGTATCCCTCTCATGAGATCGCGGGCGCCCGCTGTTTTGAGTGGCCTTCTAAGTCATAAAGAAGCCCCGCTGCGGAGATGGGGCGCAGCGGGGCAGGGGCTGACGTCAACAGGGAGGAAAACCGTCAGCCTGACGCAGATTACTATATTGCGCAGAGTAATGCTAGGACAGCTACAGCGCCCGCTACAGCCACAAAGACAGCCGACAGCGCCGTCACTACAGCAGCAGCTTGCTTGGCTCTCCTGCTGGCTCTCTGAGCCTCTGCAAGCCGCTGCCAATGGTCAATCACGGCGACCAATTGCCTTTCTCAAACTGGGCAAAAATTTGCTCTTTATTAGCTGGCCCCGATAATAAGATATCCCTAACGCATCGCAGGCGTCCTTTAGCGTTTCTCCAGCAAGAAGAAGCGGTTTTAATCGTGCAGCATCTGCCCGATATTCCTCGACCGACTTGCTAGACCCTCCGCCAACGCTTGGCGTTTGACGCAAGTTGAACCCGCGCGCAATTTGTTTCTGCCTCCCCTCGTCAGCCAGCTTTGCCATCAGACGGCCTACCTCAAATTCAGTCGGCGGTCGGCCCAACGTCTCGTTCATTTTCTCTAGATAATTAATCACTGATTGTCTCCCTATATGCTCGCAGCCGTTCACATGCGATGTGATGGTCATGGATAGCACTAGCCTCCTCCTCGTAGCGCAGTTGAGTTGCCAGCACCTTGCGCTTGGTCAGTTCAACCTCGCGCTTTAGGTGCCGCAAGTGCGCCTCCTGTTCTGCCGTCAACCCCATTCTTTCAAGTCTCCATCAGCGCGCGCATCGAGATACCCAGCCTCGTATGCTGACAGTTCTTCAAGAGACATTCCAGCCCGCTCAATGCGAATGCCTTTGAGCGTATCACCGATATAGTAGTGAGGCTGGAACCCGCGTCCGTAGTAGTAGTCTGCACCGCCCCGATCATAGGGTCCACCGTGACGTCGGTCGTGGTCATATGTGGCATCAATTTTCATGTCGTTTCTCCTGTTGATTAGCAGCGGCGCGCGGCTTCCGCTTTCATGGCGTTGAGTTCGCCTTTCGCGCGGGCGATTGCCTCCTCATTGTCGTCGGTTGCAGCGAGGAAAAGAAGCGCCGGGGCGAACAGTACCAGACCGACACCCATCGCGACTGCATCCGCGTCAGCATCGCTCTGCTGTTCTGCTATGGCTCCACTCAACGCCGCCTCAGCGTCAACGATGTCAGTTCCCAGCCGGGAGCAATCTGTGGCGCCGTATGTGCTAGACGGTACGTGTGCCGCCTCAATGTTAGATGGCTGCGTAGCGCAGGCAGAGAGCGCAATGGTGAAAGCGGTGATGATAGTTGCAGTTTTCATTTTAGTTCTCCTGTTAGTGGTGGGCCGGGGCCGAAGCCCCGGCGGGGTGATTAACCATGCGCGGCCTTGTTGCGCTCCACCGCTGCGGCCCACCGCGCCCTGCGCTCCGCATCCCGATCAAGCTGCGCCTGCGCGGCTTGCACTGCGTACTGGCGTTCCGAGTAGCGTCCGCGCAGGCGTTGGGTTTTCTGGATGCCATAGCTACCAGCAGCAACCCGCTGCCTGCCAACAATGAGCGGCGCGTAGCCTTTTGGTGTTTTAACTGCACCAGCTTTCAGCATGTCATGTTCTCCTGTTCGTGCGGGGGCCGAAGCCCCCGGCAGTGTGATTGCAGTGGTAGTGCTTATGCCACCGTTTCCAGAATGTTTTCTGCATAATTGACGAGTGCTTCGGTCGCCGGCAATTCCAGTTCGTCCAAGACTTCACACTGAACGAAACGCCACTTGTCAGTCTGCGCATGATACTCCGCGCCAATGCCCTTGCTGCCTGTATCTTTGATAAAGCTGGCAATTTTCTTCTTTGCGTCTGTGGTTGTCATGTTCGTCTCTCCGTTGTTGATATAAAGAACATACGCGCTGCAAATGATAACATCAACCCCTTTCTGTAAATTATTTTCACTTTTTTGGTCGAGGCTTTGGGACTGGCGAACAGGCTGGCAGAGCGCACGTCCCATCATTCAGGAACACATGACTGCCGACAATTCCCCGAAACTGCATCTCAGAAGCCCATGAGGGGCTGACGTCAGTGGTGTGGTAGTGAGTGGCCCCATGCCCAATGATGTTGCCTGAGAGCGCGTCTCTGGCGATCTGCTGGGCGGTTGCCCATGCCTCTCCGTCGGTCGGCGTGTCGCTCTTGCCATCGCACCAGAAGCTGAATTGGCAGTCATAAGGCTGCGGCCCCCGATCTTCCTGCATGACACCGCAGATCGTGTTCGGCCATTTGTGGCTGTAGGTGCGTGTCAGCACGACCTCAGCAACGGCAAGCTGGCCTTCGATCGGCTCACCCCGCGCTTCGTGGTAAACGGTCAGCGCGAGGCAAGTGGCTGCTTCAAGTATCATTGTACCGCTCCGGTTTCTGCCGTCACGTCGTCGAGCGTTACATAAAACGTCTCAGGCGCGCCTGTCGCAGAATGGGACGCACGCACTTCAATGAGCGTGACACCATGCGTCGCCAAATCTTCGTCAGCATTATCTCCGAAGATATGGTGAACGTCGCTTGTGCTGACTTGGCTGTTATAGTCTGCAAGCGCATTCCACCGTGCTGCGATAGTTGCGGCCTGTTCTGGCGTATAGGTAAAAGTCATTTTCATTTCTCCTGTTTGTTGGTGCCGGGGCCGAAGCCCCCGTTTGTTACAACTGTTCTATGTAACGTATTGCAGCGGCAGCGCTCGTTACTGGGACAAAGCGCTGCCCGCCGTCCACATCCCACTGAACGAACCATTCGTTCTTTGCGCCCCCAGAGGCGCGGCCACCGATGATGGTGAAGCGGTAGCCGCTGGCCTTACCGACCCATTTGCCGCCGTCAGCTTCGGAGATTTGGGTAATGCGTCGCGGGTAGTGGACACGGCCATTGATCTTGAGAGTGTTCAGGCAGCAATGCTTCACGTCGTTAGCGGTGTAGGTCATCGTGGTCATTTTCGTCTCTCCGTTGTTGATATAAGTAACATACAGGGGCGAATTGGGAACATCAACCCCCCTACTGTAATTTATTTCAACTTTTTTGTGGGGTCATATTTTGTGCCTTGCGCCGCCGCTCTGGCAACATATGGTAGCGGCATGATACATTCGGTTCAGTTCTTGGTTCTTGGCGACCCTATCGGGAAAGCCCGCCCCCGCTTCACCAAAGGCGGGCGCGCCTATACCCCGACAAAAACACGCGCTTACGAAGAGGAAATTAGGCAGGCATGTTGGCTGGAGATGAAGGAACAAGGACTACAGCCGACCACTCGGCGCGTGTCCGTTATTCTGACGGCTTTCTTCGCGGTGCCAAAGTCGTTCTCCAAATCTCGCAGGCTCGAGGCAGAGGCAGGCATCATCATCCCGCCTCGGCCAGATATTGATAACATCTGCAAGGCCGTGCTTGATGGCTGCAATGGCATTGCCTACGACGATGACAAGCAAGTCTGGCACCTCGCTGCTTTTAAGCGATATTGCGAGGCAGGTGTGCCGCCGGGACTGACAGCTAAAATTCAGTGGGACTCGTCGAGCGAGTAGCTATAGTCCGGGCCATATAACTCGCGCCACTTTTTTGGCTCCCGGTGAATTGCAACTTTGCTTGTGTCGAAATGGCCTTGGTGGTGGCCTTCGCAGAGCGGGATCGCCCGGCGGTCGGCAGTCTTGGCAAACGAAAACCGGTCGTGAATAACGTGATGCGCCTGCGTAGGTGACATCTGCGGCAGGTAAAATGCCTCGCAAATGCAGCACGGTTGCTCATGTAACCACGCCAAAAACTTGGGGTCAGCCTTCCGTTTTGGCATTAATCAACTCCATCGGGTCGGCTCCAATGGCCTTAGCAATTTCTTCCATCGCTTGATTAAAATAGACGGTAAATTCTTTTTGATTCATGCGATTAACAGCGACGCTATCTGGCACATAAAACACCCCGCCAAATTCGGACACTCGCACCTGATAATAGCGTAGCGCCCACTTAAGGTCTACGTGGAGATGCTGAGCAGTCGGCCATTTGCCAGTCGCCTCCACCACCTCGTCTAAAATTGTCCAATAATACTTGAGGTGTGGACGAGACCGTTTGGATACATGGACCAGATCATAGACAGCGCTGGCGGGCGCGCTTGCGAGTTGCTCGGCATCGTATGCAGTCAGGGGAGATAGCCCCCCCTGACCATTTAGTTTAACCGTGATGGCTGGCTTCATTGCAGCTTGTACCGCGCAATGTATTTGCCATCTTCGGTCGGCTCTTTGATTGTCACTATATCGTGACCATTGGCTCGCAGTTCAAAGATGCGAGCGGCCAGCCGGAAACAACCATACAGACGTAGAGCGCCCATCGGTGTGATGCTGGTGCCTCGTTTGAGGTGGTCCAATATCTGCTTGTTTTGGCCATTCATTACTCTTCCTCCAGTCCTCTATTTGCGAGCAGCCCAAACATTTCGCACTTCCTCTCAATGGCGATTGCACGAATGTCTGTCAGGCTGCGCTCAAGTTGCAAGATGCGGTTCGCCATTTGCTCATAGCTAGGTCCGTCATAAACGTCAGGACGAGAGCGGTTAGCTATGATACGGTCTCTCACAGTAGCCATCAGAACGGTATCTCATCATCAAGTTGACCGAGGCTCTTGGCTGGAGGCGCTGACCCCTCTGACCGCTTGCCTCCGCCAAGCGTGACGTTGTTAGCGTTGATTTGCATGTACGTCTTCCCGTTGTATTCGCGCGTAGACAGTTCGCCGCTCACAGCGACGCTGCTACCTTTCGTGATATACTGCGCGACTGCCTCTCCTGGTTTTCCCCAGTATGCCACCTCAAAAAACAGGGCTTCCTTTGTGCGACGGTCATTGACCGCCACTGTAAATCCGCAAACCTTCTGGCCCCCTTGCGTAGTCCGCAACTCGGCATCCTTTGTGCAGTTCCCGAAAATTGTAATCTGTTTCATAGTCCCAGTTCCGTCTCTCTAGTTGTCCACATAAATTCCAGCCGCGCGGCGAACTCTTCATCGACTGCTTTAAGTTCGGCGATGACCGCGTTGGCTTTGTCTGCCATTCCGCTCAGTTGCTCCGCTGTTGCCCGCTCAATAAAGCGCGACAGCTTCTGCGCTCGTTCTATCACGTCAGGCTGTTTCACCTGTTCCGGCTGCGCACGTCCTGCTGCCCGGTTGCCGTCGTCATCCTCCAGTGGGACGCCAGACACTGCGCACAAACCATATCGACGCGCGTAGGTGATGGCACTGCCGAGGGACTGCATGTCACCTGTCTTAAAGCTAAGATAGACCCGACTGCTGAACGTCTCAGGTGCGGCTCCCTCATGAATAAAGCGGGTATCCATATACTGACCGTGTTCATCAGCACCGCCAATCTGGACAATAGCAAAACCGTTTGCATGAAACGGCGGATAAACTGCTGATTGCACCGCGCTTAGGTCGGCGTAGTTGGATTTAAAAAATGGGTTTTTCGCGCTTTTCAACGCCGCCCCCATTTCGCTTTGAGCCTTAATAAAGGCCTTGATTGCGTCTGTCATTTTATCCTCATGGATACAGTGTCGGCTCCGATGTTGAGCGTCGCGCCCGGAACATCCTCACCGGCTTCTAGTTGTTTTTTGATTGCTGTCTTGTCCGCAGTACGGACGGTCTTGGTCAGTTGTGTCGGTATCTCCTCCTCATTGATGATGGCGACGCTGGCGCGCCCTTTACGCTTGCTGATGGTTGCCAGCGGGTGCGGAATTTTATCCTGCCCAGTGGCCTCCATGATGGTCATGATTGCATCATTCACCGCGTGTCGTTTCCTCTGCAAGCGTGACGCTCGGTCAGCGAAAACCTTGGACATTTCCTTCGCGGCAGCGGCATGGTGATCAGCTTCGACCCCCTCACAGATCAGGTATTCAACGACATCCATCACATCTGTTTCGCCGTCTAGAGTGTCCCAGTACAGCGCTTCGTCGTCGCTATAATCGCGCAGCATCTCAGCTACCTGTTCAATCGTCGCCAGATCAAGCCTCATTGTATTCCTCCAGACTGCGCTTCACGCCGTCTCCAATAACGCTGAAGGCGTCTGCTGGAAAAGCAGCCTTGAGAAACTGGTCGTAGTCAATTTCGCCAGCATCCATCTGCTGGCGCAATGCTTTGTTATGATCGTATATTGCTGCTTGGATGTAGCTTTGCAGTTCGTACGGTGCGGGCTGTTTCATATTTTCTCCTCCTGTTCTGTTGAACTACTTATCAACTTGCTATAGAGACATCAACAGGCAAAAACAAAGGAGCCACAGAAAATGTCAGATCGCATTGTAATTATGAGTCCAGACGAGTTGCGCGAAAAGTTGTCTGACCGCCGCACAGCAGTCGTCGCTGAACGTACAGACATGACCTACATGACAATCCATCGCCTCACACAGGGTCAGATAACATCGCTCAAAACGCTTCAGAAACTGACTGAATATTTTGAGCAGCACCCATAATATTTTATGGTATGAAAGGGGCGGGGCATTCGCATAATGACCCCGCCCGATGGCCGAAGCGGCTGGGCGTCCGCTTACCGGCAGAGCGCATAGACGGGATGCGCTGTCCGCATAATAGCAGAGCGGTCAGCATATCCACAATACAAAGGATAGGCCGATGAGCCACTACATGACTGCACTTGCGATGAAGCAAACCGGGCTGAAGCCAGCCGCGAAGATCGTGCTGTATTGGTTGGCAGACCATTACAACGGCGAAACAGGTCTTTGCTTTCCCAGCCTAAAGAAGCTGGCTGATGAATGTGAGATGGACAAATCGACAATCGTTCGTCACTTAAAAGCACTGGAGGAAGCCGGGTTAATACAACGACAGGCTAGAACACGGGCGAACGGGTCGCAGACTAGCACGTCATATCTACTGCACCTGACCCCTGTTGCAGAACGCGACAGCCCCTGTGGCAAAACGCAACAGCCCCCTGTTGCAAAATGCGACCCCCATAACCTTGTAAATAATAACCTAGGAAATCTAACCTTATATACGTTCGATGATGCATGGTCTGCATATCCTCGAAAGGTAGGCAAAGCGGGAGCGCGCAAGGCTTGGGAAAAGGCGGTGGCAAAGGTGTCATCCGACGTTCTCAGCGCCAAGCTGGCCGAGTACGTTGACAGCCTCGCGGGAACAGACCCAAAGTATACGCCGCATCTTGCGACATGGCTCAACGGCGAGCGTTGGGAAGATACAATAGAAAAGCGCCAGCAATCGGGTTTCCGGTCTATGGTGGCAGAACTCGCAATGGGAGGTAAGTGATGGTCGATGACAGGGCAAAGCATCGCGCGTGGATTGCGGTCAAAGCGCAGGCGCTCATGAGCAGATATTTCCAGTTGCCGCAGGATGAACTTGTGGAGCGGGAGATACTCAAGGGCTGGATGGATACACTAGAGCCATTTAGCCGGGAAGAGATCGAGACAGCGTGCAGCAGGTATCTCATCAAATACTCGTCTAAGCGCCCCCATGAAGGCCTTCTGCACAATATGATAGTGCAGCGCCGCCGTGACCTGAAACCGGCCTCAGTGGTCGCCCTAGAGCCTCCAAGGCCACAGGAAGCGGTCGAAGACAGGCGAAGGGCAGCAGCAGAGATAATGGCAAAATTTAGACACTGAAATAGGGAGAACGTTATGAGAAATATTGAACCATCTGCTTTGTGGTTATCTGGTCGAGTAATGCGCTGGCATACCAATCCGCGCATGGCAGGCACTGGGGATTGCCTAGACGGCCATCACGCAAGAGTAGCGCAGATAATCCTGCAACACCACCCAGAGCCATCAGTTGCGCTTCTACGCGCCGCTCTGACGCACGACGCTGGCGAGATGATCGTCGGCGACATCCCAAGCGAAATGAAACGAAATATGCCAGATGTGGTCGAACGCCTTGCGCAAGTAGAAGCGGTCTGCAGAGACACCATCGCTGGGACATTTCCTGATCTGAGCGAGAGTGACCAAACGTGGCTGCGATACGCCGACCGCCTCGACGCATACCTATGGGCTTCGTGGCATGACGAAGATATGGCCACGACGGAATGGAGATTGGCGCGAGAGGAAATTGCCCGACTTGAGGCTATGCTAAACATGGTTGATGATGAGGTGACGGAATGAACATAATCAACCCTTGGGCAAATAACGGAAGAAAACGCCAAACAGACGTAGACCGCAAAGCCAAGCGGGCAAACGGGGAAAGCCTCCACCAGTCAACCGCCAGCACCTACCTGCGCCGTCGCGGCCTAAAAACAGGGTCTCTCCTGCAACATCTGAACGACGAAAAGATTGATTGGCTCGCGCGGAATGTTCCGCCCGGCATGACGGTCGGTGAGTTCCTAGTAACCGCTTTGCTGGATGACGCGATGGCGGAGGACGAGGAATTACCGGGGAGGTAAAATAATTTAACTTTCTTGCGTATTTCCCATTGTATGATTTCCGGTAATCTGTATATTCAAGATGTAAGCAACGCACAGGGGGCTTCGGCCCCCACCAACAGGAGAAACGAAATGACCATTATTTCTGAAGCAGACGCCCGCTCAATCGGTGACGAAGATTTTTGGTGCGATATCGTTGAGGCTATCAACAACGACGACGCCGTGAACATCGCTGAAAAATACGCCGCAGACGTCGTGGAGCACTTTGGATTGTCGGCTGCCTTGTTTTACGCAAATGCCATCGAAAAGCTGACAAATATGGTTCGCAGTGGCGATTACCCAGACGTTGAGAAATCGTTCTACGCCGCTGGTTTTGCAGCATGACCACCCCTGCCCGCCGCAAGCAGATCGCAGAAGCAGCCACCCGCCTCAAAGCTAAACGCAGAGAGGCGGGCTTGGCACGTCTGGAGATATGGGCGCATCCCAAAGACCACGGAGCCATCAAGGCATTCGCAAAGCAGATAGCGGAGGACGAGGAATGAGGAAGCTTCGCGTTCTTGATCTGTTTAGCGGCATCGGAGGCTTCAGCCTTGGCCTTGAACGCACGGGCGGCTTTGAAACGGCTGCATTCTGTGAATACGCGGAATTTCCGCGCAAGGTCTTAGCGAAACACTGGCCAGACGTGCCATGCTTTCCTGACGTGCGCGAATTGAAGGGGTCAGACATTGACGGACCAATTGACGTTATTTGCGGGGGATACCCCTGCCAACCTTTCTCCACAGCCGGGCAGCGCAGAGGCAAGGAAGATGACCGCCACCTCTGGCCGGAATTTTGTCGGCTCGTGGACGAGTTGCGGCCCGCTTGGGTCATTGGAGAGAACGTTGCTGGGCACATCAGCATGGGCCTCGACGACGTGCTATCTGATCTGGAAAGACAAGACTACGCCGCAAGAACGTTTGTTATTCCAGCTTGCGCCACGGACGCCCCGCACAGAAGGGATAGGGTCTGGACAGTGGCCCACGCCACGCAGTTGCAGCGCGATGGCGGCAGAGAACATTCAGAACAGAGTGAACGACAAGTTCCCCAATCTGGAAAGGGAAGTGGCTCGCAGCATGTGGCCGACGCCGACAGCGAGCGTTCACAAAGATACGGGCGACCCCCAAAAACTGGCCGCGCTTGCGGAGAACGGCAGGGAGACTTTAGCGAGGTCAGTGGCGCAATCTCTTTTGGCAACACCGACAGCGCAACTCAGCACGAACTACCAAGCGAAGGGCACGACGCTGGAGAGGGACAATTTAGTTTCTTCGATGGTCAAGCAGGGCATGTGGCCCACGCCAGTGGCGTCAATGCACAAGGGCAGCAGTCCAGCGGCGCTGACACGCAAAAGCAGGCGCAGCCGCGAGAACGATCGATTGGATCACGCAGTTATGGCGTCGGACGGGGGCGCCCTAAACCCGGAATGGGTGGAATGGCTGATGGGCTTCCCGCCGGGATGGACGGACATTGCAAATGGCCAGACGAGCCAGATATTGGACGAGTAGCCATAGGCGTTAAGAACCGTGCCAACAGGCTAAAAGCGCTGGGCAACGCCGTAGTGCCTCAAATCCCTGAAATGATTGGTCGTGCTATTTTGCGAGCGGAGCGTGAGGGATGACCGGGGACCAAGCACTGCCCGAACGTAGGCTGTGGGCCGCTGTCCTAGAAACAGCCGTTCGTGATACACTGAGGCCAATGCCAGAGGATGAACCTGGCTCATACGCAAATGTCGTACGCTGGAGGCAAGATCGGGCCTATATCAAAACAGCCGACTTTTCTGCTATATGCTCGCTGGCAGGTTTCGAAGCAGAATATGTGCGCAAGCACGTCATTGCAAAAATGGTTGAGGATTAAAACAAGATGGGTAAAGCAAGGGAATTTCCCGCATATAAAAAGGCTAAGGTGGTATATATGAAGAATGCGACAAGCGTTATCAGGAGTTAGCCAGTGTCTCGAAACCCTCATAAGCCAACCAAGGAAAGCCGACAGCTTGTCCAGCTTCACGCTACCGTAGGAACGCGACAGGACACGATTGCGAGCATTCTGGAGATCGACCCCAAGACCCTCCGCAAGTATTACAAGGCGGAACTGGAGCAGGCGAACGCCAAGGCCAACGCAACCATAGGCGGGGCGCTGTTTAACAAGGCAAAGGATGGCGACACCGCTGCCATGATATTCTGGATGAAGACGCAGGCGCGCTGGTCAGAGCGCCATGAGGTAGACCATTCATCAAGCGACGGAACGATGGTTCCAGATACAATCATCATCCGCGCAGCAGAAGATATTCATATTGACGAAGCAGATGACGAAGAGCGCCTCCATTGACCTGCCGCCGAGCCTTGTCCCGGTCTACGCACCGCTGAGAGGCTCCGCACAGTACAGGGCGACATATGGCGGGCGAGGCTCTGGCAAGTCACAATCAGCAGCACTCATGGCGGCGGTGTGGGGCTTCGCAGAACCTCTGCGCATCCTCTGCACCCGCGAACTGCAAGTCAGCATCAAGGACAGCTTTCACCGCGAGGTAAAGGATGCCATTGAGCGAACGCCGTGGCTGGCGGCTCACTACGATGTCGGCGTTGATTATCTTCGCGGACGCAATGGCACTGAGTTCGTCTTTCGCGGGCTTCGTCATAATAGCAGCAGCATCAAGTCGCTCGCGGGCATTGACCTGACCATTGTGGAAGAGGCCGAGGACGTACCGGAGGATAGCTGGCTGGCGCTAGAGGCTACGGTGTTTCGGAAGCCTAAGTCGGAACTGTGGGCGCTCTGGAACCCGCGCAGCGACGCTTCCCCGGTTGATAAGCGCTTCAGACAGACGCCGCCAACCGGTGCCATCATTCGAGAGATAAACTGGTCAGGTAATCCATTCTTCCCGCCGAACCTCAACTTGCTACGGCAGAGAGAGCAGCAGCGTTTAGACCCGGCGACCTATGCCCATATTTGGGAGGGAGCATATCTTCAGAACAGCGATGCGCAGGTATTCGCCAACAAGTTCGAGGTCAGAGAGTTCGAGCCGCAACCACAGTGGGACGGGCCATACTACGGGCTAGACTTCGGTTTCGCCCAAGACCCAACCGCAGCCATAGAGTGTTATCTGCACAACGATTGTGTATATATACGCAGAGAGGCTGGCCGGGTCGGACTAGAAATTGATGACACGCCAGCATTCCTGCGGGAGCGAATGCCGTTGATTGAGCAACACACAGTGCGGGCTGATAGCGCCAGACCAGAGAGCATCAGCTATCTGCAACGGCACGGCATATCCAGCATCAAGCCAGTAAAGAAGTGGGGCGGCAGTGTAGAAGACGGCGTTGCCTTTATAAAATCGCGCGACCGTGTTATCTTACACCCTGACTGTGCGGAAACTGCGCGAGAGTTCCGCCTATACTCGTATAAGCAAGACCGCCTGAGCG